GCGGAAGAAGAAGTGCCGGCACCTGTAGCTCAAGAAGTAGTTGTAGCTGATACAGTTACTGCTACAGCAGAAACACCTGTTATTGTTTTTCCAACAAAAACAGCTGAATAATGGTAGACAGTAGAGCAAAAGGTGCTCGCACTGAAACTGTAGTACGTGATGCTCTTAAAAAACATACAGGGTTAGCATGGGAAAGAGTACCTGGATCAGGTGCTCTTGACCCTAAACATCAACTTAAGGGCGACTTATATGTGCCTGGTAGAACTAACTTGTGGTGTGTAGAAGTAAAAGGCTACGCAGAAGACCATGTTTCAAGTGCTCTATTAACGGGTAAAAGCCCACAACTAATAGAGTTCTGGAAACAGTCAGTGCGTCAAGGTCACCAAGTAAACAAAAAACCACTACTAATATTTAAATTTGACCGATCAAAGATATTTACGGCATTTTTAGATATGCCTAGTAGTAATTACAGATATATATTTGTAAGCATTGACGAACACGAACTATATGTTGCACTGCTAGAAGACTGGTTAGTCAATGAGCAACCACAATTTGTAACTTGAAATTATTAGTAAATTAAGTTATAATACATACTAATAAACAATAAATTAACACTAAAATGAGCAAAAGTTTTCAACAAGTTACAGCACAAGAAAATACACTAATGGTTGTGGATGCACTAAACTTAGCTTTTCGTTATAAACATAGCGGCGCTACCGATTTTGCTGAAGACTACCTACGAACAGTAGTTAGTCTACAAAAAAGCTATAAAGCATCAAAAGTTATTATAGCTTGCGATCAAGGCTCATCAAGCTACCGTAAAGCAATTTATCCACAATATAAACAAAATCGTAAAGACAAATTTGAAACCCAAACTGAAGCTGAAAAAGCAGCGTTTGAGTTGTTTTTTGAAGATTTTCAAGCAGCACTGGCGCATATTCAAGAAAATACAGAATATCCGGTTATTAAGTTTCAGGGTGTTGAGGCAGATGATATAGCTGCGTACATTGTTAGTAAAAAATCAAAACTGCCTGTAGAAAATATCTGGCTTGTATCAAGCGATAAAGATTGGGACTTGTTAGTTCAAAACAATATTTCAAGATTTAGCTATGTTACCAGAAAAGAAGTCACCTTTAATAACTGGCACGATCACTATGATTTTGAGCCAGAAGACTACATTAGTATTAAGTGTCTTACAGGCGATAGTGGTGACAATGTTGCTGGCGTGCCTGGTATTGGGCCTAAACGAGCTGTGGGACTTATTAATGAATACGGCAGTACTTACGATATTATTGCAAGTATTCCACTTAGTGGTAAATATAAATATATTGAAGCACTCAACCAGTGCCGAGAACAGCTAATGCTAAATTATCAACTAATGGACTTGGTTACGTACTGTGAAGAAGCCATTGGTGCAGATAATTGTAAACAAATAGACGAAACCCTAGAACTATATATAAAATGAGCTTTTTAAACATTAACCAAACCTACGACCACAATCGCGGAGTTGCGATCAAACAACAAATCCCTTGTTTAGTAGAAGACAAAGCATTCTTGCCAAAACGTGCTAATCCCACCGACGCTGGTGCAGATTTAATGAGCACCGAAGATTTGGAAATCTATCCTGGAGAACAAAAACTTGTTGGTACAGGAGTAGCGATAAAACTTCCAGAGGGTTACGCAGGCTTTATATTTAACAGAAGCAGTCAGGGAAAAAAGGGAATTACTATGCCTCATAGCGTAGGCGTCATTGATGCGGACTATCGTGGCGAAATCAAAGTTCTCTTAAAAAATATTTCCGAAGACCCGTATAAAATTCAACGCGGCGATAGAATTGCTCAGCTGGTTATTGTGCCAGTTTTGCTGGCTGCATTTACGGATATTTGGAACGACACAGAACGCGGTACTGGCGGCTTCGGCAGTACTGGTACATAAAGGAAATCATGACATTCAGTACAAGAGCACAAGTAATAACACGTCGTACATATAACAGACCAATTTCAGACGACGGAAAAGAATTTGAAACTTGGCAAGATACAGTTGCCCGAGTAGTAGATCACCAAGAATGGCTGTGGCAGCGAGCTGCAGGACGTGATCTTGATGACAAAGAATACGCAGAACTCTATGATCTTGAGCAGTTAATGCTAGATCGTAAAGTTTCAATGAGTGGTCGCACACTTTGGTTAGGCGGCACAAACGTAGCACAGACTCGTGAAGCATCACAATTTAATTGCAGTTTTACACAAGTTGAAACAGTCTATGACGTAGTAGATGTTCTATGGCTGCTGTTACAAGGTTGTGGAGTAGGATTTAAACCCATTGTTGGTACACTAAACGGATTCTCAAATCCCATTAAAAATATACGTGTAGTACGCAGTGAGCGTACAGCCAAAGGTGGTCGAGAAAGTAATAGCGAAACTTGGGATTCACAAACCAAAACGTGGACTCTGCAAATTGGTGACTCAGCAGAAGCTTGGGCAAAATCTATTGGTAAGTTGTTAGCAGGTAAATATCCAGCAGATACATTAGTGCTAGACTTCTCACAATTACGTCCTGCTGGCGAAAGGTTAAAAGGCTATGGTTGGATTTCTAGTGGTGATAGTGCGATTAGTAGCGCTTATGTTGCTATTGCCAATATTCTTAACGGTCGTGCTGATAGCTTACTTAGCCGGATGGATATTCTGGATATTGTTAATCATCTGGGCACTATATTATCTAGTCGTCGTAGCGCTGAGATCGCCCTCTTTGATTACGGACAACCAGAATGGGAAGAATTTGCAGTAGCTAAAAAAGATTGGTGGTTACATAATAACAGTCACCGTCAGCAATCAAATAATAGCCTAGTATTCAAAGAAAAGCCGCATCGCAGCGATCTAGAAAAGATTTTTCAACTAATGTTGGAGGCAGGTGGAAGTGAACCAGGTTTTATCAATGAAGTTGAGGCGTTACGCAGAGCCCCTTGGTTTAAGGGTGCCAATCCTTGTGTCGAGATCTTGCTTGGAAACAAAAGTTTCTGTAACCTTACGGAAACGGACATTGGCAAGTTCAAGGGCGACACCGCAGGGTTACACAAAGCCATTAGACTGGCGGCTAGAGCAAATTACAGACAGACTTGTGTTAACTTACAAGATGGTATCTTACAAGAATCCTGGCACCTCAACAATTACTTCTTGCGTCTTTGTGGAGTCGGTCTCACGGGGATCGCTAAACGTCCTGATATGACTGGCTATGACTACGAGTACCTAAAGCGTACTGCAACTGCTGCAGCTGTAGGTATGGCGGAAGAACTAGGGTTGCCAGCTCCTAAAAATATTACTTGTGTTAAGCCATCCGGTACCTTATCAAAGATCATGGATACTACAGAAGGTATTCATAAGCCGTTAGGTAAGTATATTTTCAACAATGTTCAGTTCTCCAAGCATGACCCTGTTGTTGATAAACTTCGCGAAGCTAACTACAGGGTAATTAATCATCCGACTGATGATAGTGGTGTATTAGTAACTTTCCCAGTTTGTTGGGACGACGTTCCATTTCATAAGCACGAAGGAAAAGAAGTTAATTTAGATTCCGCAATTGAACAGCTAGAAAAGTATAAACTAATTCAAACCAGTTGGACACAGCAAAACACTAGTGTAACAATTAGCTATGGTACAGAAGAAGTACCTGCTATTATTGACTGGTTACTTGAAAACTGGGATTGTTATGTAGGCGTTAGTTTCATCTATCGTACAGACCCTACTAAAACTGCCAAAGACTTAGGTTATCTATATCTTCCGCAAGAGGTAGTAACCGAAGAAGACCATAGTGAGTATGTAAAATTACTCTTAGAAGTCAACTTAGAAAACACCAACAGCTTCGATGAAATTCTAGATGCTGAGTGTGCAATGGGTAGTTGTCCTATAAAATGACATAGTATAAAATTAGTATTGTAAAATTTGTGCCTATGATGTATAATACAAGTATACTATTTAAATAGGTACGAATTTTATGATTTCAGGCATATATTTACTACGTTTTAGTAATAATTCTGTATATGTTGGTCAATCCAAGGATATAAATAGAAGATTTACTTCTCACTGCAATAAGTTAACAAAGGGTACGCACGTTAATTCAAAAATGTCTGTAGCGTATTCCAAGTATGGTCTACCTAAATTAGAGATTATAATTGAGTGTGTTCCTAATGAACTAAATACTAATGAAAAAGAAGCTATAGAGATTTACGACTCCATTAATAGTGGCTTGAATATATCTCCTGCCGCTGGAGCTTTTCCTGTTTATTTGGGTGAGAGTAACGGATTTTCAAAATATAAAGATGCTGATATAATTTTAGTTATGGAGTATCTTTATAATAACTTAGAACAACCTCTTAAAGCTTCCGCTAAATTGTTAGAAATGGACTATTCTACTATTAAAAATATAGCTAATGGTACATCTCATAAATGGTTGGTAGATATAATACCTGAAAAATATACTAAAGTAATTTCCTATAAAGGTAAGCGTACTATTAATAGTAGTGCTAACAAAGGATTAAACTATAATATAACTTCGCCAACTGGTAAAACTTATACAGTAACAAATATAGCAGAATTTGCTAGACAGCATAACCTAAATGCTGGTGCGTTAGGAGAAGTGTTGCGAGGTAATACTCGTCACCACAAAGGCTGGATTTTGAGCACCAATTAAATAACCCTTTATCTATATAAACATGAACGATATTAAATTTACCTTAACCGAACTTTCCGTTGACGAAATAAACGCTATTTTAGCTGGTTTGCAAGAGCTGCCAGCTAAAGTTGCTAATCCTCTTTCACAAAAAGTTCGTGAGCAAGCTGAAGCACAATTGCCAAAGCAAGATAGCGCTCCAGAAGCTGCTACCATGCAATAAATTTTGCTGTAAAACAAAAAGCCCCTAAGTATTGCTACTTAGGGGCTTTTTTATTAGCCGTCTGAACTTGATAAAAATACAGCTGCAAACTCCAGTGTTTTTGAATCACTGCGCTCACGCATGATTTGGTCGCGTTTTTGACGGCTCCATGAGAAACCACCATCACCGCCCCATAAATCCCAAGCTACACGACCTTTTGACGGAAAACCTTCTTCGCCACTATTAAACCCAGTGGCTTTTTTGTCTACCTCATGTCTGCTAAAAAATGAAAACATTCTTAGCACAGTTGTAGCCGTTAGTGGGTCTCGGTCTTTTAGCTGATTTGCTCGTGCAAGCCCAACTAAGGTACCGCCAGGGTATCCTTCTTCTCGCCACTTTAAAGCTCTTTTAGCAGCAGTAGCCATGCCTTCTGTTGGTGTATATGTCTCTGCCATATTTTGCCTTTAATTTCTATACGCAATAATTATGGATTTACACATTTTACTACGTACAATGTCTTCGTCTAAGAACCTAACAATTTCAATGCCAGGAATGCCCGTTAATCTATTTACAGCGTCTGGTAAGCCACTATCCGCAATATCAGTTTGGTCTGGATCTCCAGAAAGGATAACTTT